GTTTCTTTTTGGGATTGTTGCGTGATTGAGGGGTGATAGGCAGACTCAGGAGTCGGAAGGAGGAACGAAACTATGGCTAGCAAGAAGAAGGGTGGGAAGAAGGGCGGTTGTAAGTGAAGGCAGAGCATGGTGGTTGTCCGTACAACCGTCGCCCGCCGCATGAGCACCAGTATGTGAGGGGGCTCTGCCGTCGCTGTGGGGTACGGGACGAGGCGGCGGTGGACGAGACGCCCTGGCGGGAACTGGAGGCTGCGCGCCTGGAGGTAAAGAAGGCGGTGGATGCGCTCGACCAGTTCTACGGGAACAAGGGCTGGAACGACCCTGCCATCCTGAACGTCGTCACTGGCTTCCGTACCCGCCTGGAGTTTCTGCGGCGCGCGGAGCAGGCGTGGGCTGAGAAGTACCCGGAGTGAGCGATGTCTTGGGCGCTAGGGGTGTCTCTGGTGCTTAACGGGGCTCTGCTGGGATTCGTAGCTGGGGTAGTGGTCGCCCAGAACGCTTCCCAGCAGCCTCCGGTCGAGAACGACGTGCCTGGTGGTGGGATCTCTCAGGACCCGGACATGGATTACGTCTGGGACCCCACCATCACTGGAAAGAAGGTCATGGGGTTCAAGGGGCCGAATGGCAAGTAGTAGCGACCGGAGCCTCAGAACCTACCACCGCAAGAAGGCGGCGGCGTCAGCCAACTCTGCCACTCAGCGGCAGGAGGCCGAGGCAGCGGTGCCCCAGCAACTTGTGGACTTCGTAGAGAAGTGCCGCAAGTCGCCTGCCTACTTCATCGAGACTTGCCTCTCGGTGGCCCCGATGGAGGGTGGAGAGGTTATCCCGTTCCGGTTGAACCCGGGGCAGCGGGTAGTGACTGCGGAGGTTGAGCGGCAGTGGGCCGAGGGCAGGCCGGTGCGCGTCATCATCCTCAAGTCTCGTCGGCAGGGCATTTCTACGCTGTGCCAGGCCCTTGGTTACTGGCGCACGTCTCTGTATCCGTACATCAACGGCATGGTGGTGGCGCACAAGAAGGACACCACCTCCGAAATCTTCCGTATGACGAAGTTGTTTTACGATACGGACGAGCGGTCGAAGCTGGGCGTGCGTCCTTCGGTCATCAACTCCAACGAGCAAGCCATCCGGTTCGACGTGGATCGGAAGGCGAAGGAGCGCGGGGAGAAGGGGCTCACGTCCAACCTCCTCGTTGACTCGTCTGAGGGCACCGGGGTGGCCGTTGGTCTGACGCTTCACTTCCTCCACGCCTCTGAGGCTGCGAAGTGGGAGAACTCGCGCATCATGGCGGGTCTTGGTATTGCGCTCTCCAAGAAGCCCGGGTCGATTGGGCTCATGGAGAGCACCGCCGAGGGCGTCGGGAACGTCTTTGAAAAGACGTGGACGGCGGCGGTGAAGGGCCAGAACGAGTGGGCGCCCATCTTCCTGCCCTGGAGTATCGATCCCAACTGCTCTTACCCGGTTTCCGAGGGCGAGCGGGCCACTTGGGACTTTGAGAACAAGTACGAGCGGGACATTTTCGAGAAGCATGGGCTGACGCTTGAGCAACTGAAGTGGCGGCGCATCCAGATCGCGTCTCCAGACATGATCCGACCTGGCGTGAAGCCCGAGGACGTGTTCCGCCAGGAGTATCCGATCACCCCGGAGGAGGCTTTCCTCACTACCGGGCAGTCATTCTTCCTGCTCGACCACCTTCGCAATCTTGAAGTGTCTCCCAAGGGGGCCCGGAAGCCTCTCTACAAGGCCGGCATCCCCCTGGTGGGCGTGCCGCAGGAGCGGAAGGACCGTTCTCCCATCACCTTCGCCCCGGTCAAGGACGACTACGGTGAGTTGACGGTGTGGGAGGAGCCCGTCCCGGGCGAGGATTACGTCATCGGCGCCGACGTGGCGCAGGGACTAGAGCACCGGGACTTCTCGGTGGGCTGGGTTCTGCGGCGCAGCAACCTATCTTTCGTCGCCCGCATCAAGGGCAACCGCTTCGACGCTGACGAGTTCGGTCAGAAACTCTGCTTGCTGGGCTGGTGGTATAACTCGGCCCTCCTTGGCCCCGAAATCAACGGGCCTGGGGTCGCCTGTGTAGCTGCAATCAGGCGACTCCGCTATTCGCGTGTGTGGTTCGATAGGAACATTGTGAAGGTTGGCGAGCCGCCGACGAGTTACATCGGCTGGCGCACCACCTCTGCGAATCGTCGGTCGTTCTTGGAGCGCCTGGAGGAGGAGATCCGGCGCATGACCATCACCATGCCTGCCGAGGAGTTCTACGAAGAGGCGCGGGTGTTCCAACTCATCGACGGGAAGCCTCAGTCGATGGCTGGTAGGCATGACGACGAGATTATGAGCAGTGCGATTGCCGTCCAGATTCATCTTCTGGGCGGCGCTGCGCGTAGGAGTGGGGCTTCGACGCCAGATGCGCGTCCCGCCTACGATCCTGCGAAGCCGAAGGCGAAGTCTTACAAGCAACGCCCGAAAATGCGGGTTCTGGAGTGGTTCTAATGGACAGTTTCGTGTCTGCGGCGGCGATTGCGCTGTTTGCCTACTCGTTTGTGACGCAAATCGTCCTTCATGTGCAGATTTGGCGCCTCCAAGAACTGCTCGCGGCTCGCTCCTATGGCGAGTATGCCGCCGGTAAGGCAAAATTGACCAATCCGAAGCCCTCTCAGGCTATCGACCCGGGGTTCTAACATGGACGAGACGAATATGCCCACTGAGGGCGAGGAAATGCCTCAAGCGTCGTTTCTTGACGACGAGAAGATGAAGGAACTTGAGAGCGACATCAACCAACTCTGCGAAGTGGCCGCTCAGAAGCGCCGCGACGAGGAGATCAAGTGGGTCCTGGCCCGCCGGTTCGTCGGCGGGGACCAGTGGCTCACTATTTCCCGTGATGCCGAGGGCAAGAACTCGATTGGCGACGTGGCGCTGCCGGGTCGGATGCAGAAGTGGAAGATCACGGTCAACCGACTGCTCCCTGGCGTCGATACCCGCCTCGCCCACGTCCTGAAGAACCGTCCGATTGGCGTTGTAGTGCCCGAGACGCAGGATGAGGAGGACCGTAACGCCGCCCGCATCGCCAACGAGGTGGTCGAGTACGATTTCCGGGCCACGGACTATGACGGCAAGATGGCCGAGCAGGCTGGCCCCGAAATGTTCGTAGCTGGCAACTGCTTCTTCCACTGGTACTGGGATCCGCTCGCCGGGCCCGAGGTGGAGGTGGTCAAGTATGCCGTGGATGAGACCACGGGCGAGCCGGTGATCCAGCCCGAGGTCATGGTGGATGAGGCTACGGGCATGGAGTCGCCCAACCCGAACGCCGGTAGGCCGCTGGAGATCGAGCGCAAGATGATGCCTCGCGGCGAGGTGGCGCTCGATGTCGTAGCCCCGGAGGAACTGTTCATCGACCCTTCGGCCAAGTCGCTGGACGATGCAGAGGCGGTCGTACACTGCTCTCTCAAGCCCATCGCCAAGGTCAAGGCCCTCATGGCACTCATGGGTCTCGATGAGGAGCGAATCGAGGACGTGAAGCCTGCCACACAGGCCAAGGAGTGGGGCTCTAGCATCGCCGCCGCCGCCAAGATGAGCGGGCTCAGTCAGGCTGAGATCGCGGAACGGTGCGAGGTGCGGGTGGCCTGGCTCAAGCCCAACGCCGACCGTGGATGGCCCAAGGGCCTGCGTGCGGTGCTGGTGAACCGGGAGATCGTGTACGCGGAGCCTACTCCTGCCGGGTCAGACCACATCCCGTATGCCCACCTGAAGGAGCGCAGCCTTCCCGGTCAACTCTACTCCACGTCGAGCGTCATCCAGGCTCTCCCGCTTCAGAAGGCGCTTAACCTGACCGTCTCGCGCGATGAGTACCGCCGCACGGTGCAGCGCCCGAAGATGGTTGCCGACTACGAGGCTGGCCTTGAGGAGGGGTCGGTCGATAACGAGGACACCAGCATCGTCTACAAGAATGCTGGGTATGTGGTCGATTGGATGAACGCCCCGACCTACGAGTCGGACCCGCGCGCCATGGACCGCTACATCAGCCTCATTGACGACATCTTCGGCAACGTCGCCATCCTCATGGGCGAGTCCGATGGCGAGGTCCGTTCAGGGCGCCAAGCCTTTATTCAGGGCGAGTACGCGGGCACTGCGCTGAGCGGCCCTGCCCGCTCCATCGAGCGAGTGGTCAAGCGGGTGGGCGCCGGTCTGCTGAAGTTGCGGAAGGCGAACACCGACGAGGCGCGCGACATCCAGATCGTCGGCCAGAACCGCTCCATCGAGGTCATGCAGTTCCGTGGGTCCGATCTTGCGGGTGCGGGTGACTACTACGTCGAGCCCGGGTCGGCGCTGCCCATGTCGATGGCGCAGAAGAAGCAGATGATTCTGGAACTGGTGGACCGGGCCATCCTCGACCCGATCTCCGCGCTCAAGATGCTGCCGATGCCCAGCGACCTCGACGCCAAGATGGACGAGGACAGACTCGACCGGGACCGGGCCCAGGAGGAGAACATGCTGTTCTCTGCCCTGACGGAGCAGGACATCGCTGCCGCCGACCAGACGTATCAGGAGACGGAGGCCAAGACGGCGATGGCTAGTCCGATGGGGGCCATGTCGCCTCCCCCGGACCCCAATGCCCGACTCAATTCCATCCTTGAGGCGCTGAAACTGGAGGCCCACCC